GTTTCCAAAAATATACTACTATGTATGGTTGTACTAATGAGTGTGCTGGGGTTGTATGAGTATGTCCAGAACCACCGCCAGTAGCATCAGTTGTATGATTACCACCGCCAGAACTATGTCCAGAGGTGGTAACAACCCCACCACTAGAATTTGTTGCTAAAGAACTTAATGTGTGGGTGTGTGATGGTATCTGAGAGGTTGATAGTGTGGTACTCCCAGAAGTTCCAGCACTAACTGTCTTAGCACCCCCTGTTTCTGCTATGGTGTCAAAGTCTGTATCACCAGAATCCAAACCTACTAGAACCTTGCCTGCTCCAAAGGCTGCCCAAGTCGTTCCACCTATTGCTGCGACAACTGCTGCTGAATCAGCATAAGCAGTTGTGGTTGTAAATATTGCACCGACTGGATAGGCTGCTGCATTTAAAGCACTTGATGCTGCATCTACATACGCTGTAGTGGCTACTTTAGTTGTATTATCCCCAGCACTTTGGGTTATGAATGTTGGTGCTCCATCTACATCAGCCTTTGAATTGACTGCTGTTCTAACTGTTGTAAATTCAGTATCGAAATCATCTCCAGAGATTACCTTCGCACTATCTGAGTCAGAAAGTGCATCCTTGCCAGACCAAGCTACTGCTATTGTATAATCACTCATCGTATTTTCCCTTCCTTATGTAAAAGTGTTAAGTCTTGAATCGAGGCATCATAGCCATTGGATTGTATAGACATATTGAATTGTAAGTGCTTGGCACTTCCTGTTAATGGAGTCCTGTACTCCTGTAATCCGTATATAGGTGTAAATTTAGCTGCACCATATAAAGAGTCTGAAGCACCCCATAATGCTGTCGAACCCGTAGTATCTGGTCGTAGTTCAATCAAGGTTGTTGCCGATGATGAAGAACTAAAATCCTTATACCATCTCAAACTTAGAACCGAACCAGAACCACCCTCTAAAACAAGCAACATTCTTTTCAACAATGCTGAAGATACTGTCTGTCCTAGAGGAATCCATGTAGAGGTTATATCGCTTGTATAAGAGCCATTAGTATAAACAGCACCAGAATCCCAAGATAAATCTATATCAATGAACCCTTCATATCCAGCGATACCGCCATCTTTCTGTCCTACCAGCAAACCGCTATATAATTCTGTATGTGCCATACTGGCAGGTTCTCTGTTAGCATTGAAAGTCCAAGTCGTTACTCTTGGCACTTCATTGGGTGTTATATGCTTGAAGTCGAAAACATAATTGATGTTCTTGTCTACAAAAGACATAATATATATACCCTCGTTCTCCACATATACAGACTTCACATTCGTGCTTAGTGCAATATGCCTAATAAGGGTGTCTTTAATGTTGACACTTAAATCAGTCAGAGGAAGTTTATCCTTTTCCGTTGTTCTAGCAAGTGATCTAACTCCAGTAGAAGATAGAAAAACCAAATCATTGCCTACATTCTGTACTGAATCTCTACTAACACAGCCAATGCCCCTGATAACCTCATCAACAGCCAAAGAACCAACTGTTTCTGGTGAATTGTAAACAACAATGTTTTCCTTTCCGAATATAATCAGCTTGCCATAGAATGGTGCTAGTGCAACTATCTCGTCAGTACCCCATACCTTTGATAAGTCGATTAAACCAGTATCGCCATCCAGGAAGTCATCGCCATCAAGCAGGTTTGAGTAATAGACAACATCTTTTGACTCTGTAATGCCCCCACACCAGATTCTTCCATAATAACCCATACCACAACTGGGATCGAAGGTTGTTACCGTTGCTGGTAATGTAGCCATTATAATTGCTGCATCATCCAGATGGGCAGCCTCAGTTGTATCATTTGCACCCCTGCCGCAACCTGTGAATGTTGTCGGTGTCTTTCCAGTATAAGAAATTATTTCACTACCAATCTTTATTTTCCCACTTGGAGGAAAACCAAGTGTGCTATCTGCTGTTATAGTAGTAACAGAATCGTTTATACCACTACCATCATTTATAGCGGTAGCTTTATAATAACTGCTCCACTTTTCTAAAGCATCGGAAGAACCATCATATCTCTGTGGCACAATTCCAGCGTGGAAACAATGCAATCTATCATTGAAGTTTACAAACTGCCAAGCTCCAGACGAACCCGAAACTATGTGTCTTACATCAATGTTGGCTGTTTGAAAAGCTGCATTGGGCGCTGTAAAGTCCATCGTATATATAGCTGTACCATAACTGGCGAATATCTTGTTCGTTCCCTGGTCATTGTGTTCTACTAAAGAACCTATTGCTGTATCACTTGGAACAACTTTCTGTTTTAAACCCTTTCTAAAGGATATTCTTCCAGACTCTCTCAATACAATATTGTTAGCAGAAGTAAGCCAGGTCGTGTCTAGTGTTGATGGATTACGCTGAGTATTGAGTCCATTGACGCCATAATCTTGTAGTGGTTGATATGATAACTGTTTAGCCATTAGTTGACATACCAATCGGTTTCATACCTTGTGTTGCCACTATCTCTTATAATCGCTTGTTGAAGAGCCTCCGCAGCCTCACCAGCCATTAGACTGGACTGTGTTCCACCATCTTCACCCCTTTCTGCAATCGCTCTTGCCCAAGCACCCAATATAACTGGTTTCTCTGGAACGCTTATCACTGTAGCAGCCTCTGTCAAGTCATCTTGATACTTTATAATATCAAATGAGATGGTATGAGCCTCTGTAGGAACTGGCGAAAGGTCTACTTTCAGGTTATTGGAGGCATCACTACCATTGAATCCGTAATACAATGGTTCTCCTGTGTTCTGTGATGGATATGTAACAGTATTGATATATGTCTTGCCTACCTGTCTAAGGTGCATACCAGTAGTTTGATTGATTGCATCCATGATCTTTATCTCTTGACCAGAACTGAGGTTATAGTTCTTTGTACCATTTACAGTTGAAATATCCACTGTGGATCTAAGGTTGAGCCAATCGTGCCTTCCTTCGACATGGCGTTTCGCATCATTGACTACAGAACCTATCACTTTCTGATAAGCAGATATAGTTGAACTGTCATTAATATCGCCAGACCAATCGCTACTGATTGTATCTTCTCTTAGTCTTATTAATACTTCATTGATTAAGCCTCTAAATGTCATAATCCTATCCTTTAATTATTTTTCCCCATACGGAGCATTTACCTTTAACAATCTCTATGGTTTCAAGTTGAAACAAATCATCATCAAACCAGGTTACAATGCCGAAAGCGTGATTCCAGTTATGCAGTCTACCTTTAAGCCATCTATTCTTCTCGGCAGACATATCCTTTAAACAACCCATAGACCAAGCAGCTATGCCATCATCATCCAGTTTGGTGTGTGAATATCGCTGTATGTCGTGTACATGACCATAAACGATATTTGCACCATACTTATCTAAATGTGTTTTGGCATGATTAACTGTAGTATATGCACCGTGAATGAAATTCAACTTACCTATTTTTAGAACTTCATTCCATACTCTATAGTCATATCCTCTTTCATCCCACTTACAGGCATTTCTGAATGTATATTGATCCAGATAAGGATTCTCTTCTACAAACGAGTCCAGCCATTCATCGTGATTACCAGCCAGTATATGTCGTTCTTTACATTTAATCTTATCCAAGACCTTGTCAAATCTATCAATACACTTATTGACTTCCTTGATTTCCTTGACCATCTCTTTGAGTTGGTATTCAAGTGGTGGTCGTTTTCTTCTTTTATACTTCCAGGCAGATACAGACTCCCATTCTCCAACATCACCCAGATTGATAAAAATGTCTGGTTTAACAAATTCTATCGCCTTTAATACCACTTTGACTGCACTCTCATCGTGTATCGGAAAGTGCTGGTCGGGTACGACAATCGCCCTCTTCATATTTACCTACCTTTTGCTAGTTGTGCTCCAAAGTAGAATTCAATTATCATTGTTGCCCACCTAAAAACTTCTTCCATCTTGAGCAATCCTTCTACAGTTGCATATTCTACCACATCTGGGGTTAGTTGAATACCTAAAAAACTAAATCCCTTGACGATAGTAGGCACTACTGTCGGTACATCAAATATTACAGGCGCTACCTGCGTGAATATAACCAGACTTAAAATTACTAGAATTATGATCCGCCTATTCATTGCAGCCATAGGACTTTCCTTGTCTGCTCTATCCCTGGCTTGATTGATGGAATCATTGCGAACCTGTAACGATTGTATCATCAACTTCTGATTCTCTGATGCTGCTTGTTGCTTTAAGGCAAACAACTTGCCGATGAATCCAAGCATTATAGGCGCTACATTCGTTAGAAACGCTATCATACAGCTATCCTAAATGCCTCAATAATTCCAATCTGGGTAACAATATAGAAACCGATAGCACCATAGACACTCCACTTAATCTGTAGCATATTGGTATTGATTTTCTGGATAGCCTCATTAGTATCTTCAATACGACTGAACAGTTTGTTTATCTGCGTACTATGTTTGTCTAATGTCGTTTCCATTCTAGCAATTCTCTCTTCCATAATGTCCTTACTTGTTTAAGCCAACTGCACTACCTGTTAGGATCGCACCAAAGGCTAGGTGAAACAACCCACCACCCATTAGGGTAAAGGGATTGTGCTGTCCTGTCAGTTTCTTCATCAATTCCATCTGTACCAATGTGTCCTCTGTTGCGTTGATAATGTCCATAAACTGTGAGATGTCTGGTCTATTGAGTCCGTACCATACTGGCACAAATAGAAAGTCGTAGAAACAAATTAATAGGTAGACCGTTAAAGCTGTCCATCGCCATCTCTGTGTACTTTTTTCTACCTCTGTCATACACAGGGAGGCTCACACATCAAGGCATCAACACCTATAAACATAACTCCTATGATGAAAGCTATCACTCCAACGAAAATAATTGTCCAACCTAATTTGCTCATTATAACTCCTAGTTTGCTAGAGGGTTATCCAAGGCTCTTTGCAGTTTAGCACCAAGCCTATCTTCCAGTTCCTTAATCTTTCTGTCCGTGTCTGAATACAAGGCATCTCTTCTTGCATCAAACCTCTCGCCAGCTACATCAATGGTTTTGTCTATCTCATCTTGTGAAGCATTGACTTTGTTCTCTAACCTGTCCATAAGCGTTTCTTGTCTGGCTAGATCATCCTTCAAATCATTCTTTATTGTCCTGGTGTAGTCCTTGGCTAACTCTACCGACTCGCTTACACTCACTAAGGTTTCTTGCAGTACAGCTATGTCCTGTTCTATGCCAGTTATGTCTGGTGGCTGATATTCCATTACAGTAGCCTTTAAAATTCTAAACTCGTTATATAGTTCAAATCCAGCCCAAGCACCACCACCCAGCATACTAAGTAGAGGAATTACTAAAAGCAGTTTACTTCCACCTACCTTCAATCCACCGTATTCTACTTCTGCCATTGCAACTCCACTAATTGATTATGTAGTATCTCGTTTGCCAGACCATTTCTCAATGCTTTCTGGTTCTCTGGAATCTTTTTATTCGAGTATATGTCTTTCTCTTCATAAAAAATACCATCAACTAATGAAGAACTGTAACTACCGAATCCAGCATTGAAGTTCAAGAGAGCCAAAATTAAACTTTGCAGTTTTTGTTGTTCTTCAAGTGAAGCTGCTTCACCCATTTCCTTTGCCAGAGATTTTAATTTATTGGTGATGATTTTCTTCATCTTCTCTTTCTTTGACTCTTCTTTCTTCTCTTCAACCTTTTCTTCTGGCTCTGCTTCTGCAAGCATTATCTCATCGGATTCCTCTTCTTCAGGTTCTTCCTCTGGCTCTTCTTCTATTGCTTCCTCTTCAACTTCCTCTTCCGTTTCTTCTTCAACCTCTTCTTCGGGTTCTGGTTCTTCTTCCACTTCCTCTTCAACAGGTTCTTCTATTGTTTCTTCCTCAACAGGTTCTTCCATCTCCAACTCAAGTTCCAGCATTATCTCTTCCTGTGTAACCTCTTCAGAAAACTCTTCCATTTCTGGAACTTCTGTTTCAAAGACTTCAATCGTTACAGAATAATCTTCTACAGGTTCAAAGGTAAGTTCTATGTAAGGCTCTGGTTCTTCAAGGACATAAGTTGTATCTAACTCTTCTTCCTCTTCCTCAGTTTCCCAAACCTCTGGTTCTTCTTCCTCTACATAGGTTTCATAATAGAGTTCTTCCCAACCAGCACATCCTTCATCATATAAGGCACTCAGTCCACATTGCTGGTTATAGTATGCTACAGAGTAACCATCACATCCCACATTATACAAAGCATTTGCTGCACAATTCTGGTTATATACCGCCAGAGCATAAGCCTCTGGATAGTACAAACAACTTATATGACTATCTGGTACAACGCTGCATATACTGTTACCGCTTGATATTTCTACTGGATCATCTTCTTGACTGTTCCAAAATACTGCTCCATCTTGTGTAGGATGGTTATAGAACCATTGTGTATATTCACCTGCACTTAAATCTCCTACTACTGCAACAGTTACAGCGTGATTATTAATTTGCAACTGTTCATAGTTTATCTCTATGTTGCCCAACGGAAATATCGTCAGGTCGAAAGTATTGCTTGTAGCTGCGTTGTAATACTCTGCCAAGTTCTCCCACATATATTTCTGGTATGTGGAATCACCTTGGGTATAAAACCTGCCTGCACCTGTATCTATTAGATCAGTATGCCAAGGCATTATGGTGTAATTGAATCTTACACCTGTTGCTCCACTTGAAAAATCCTGTCCAGAGCAACACAAACCATCATGTATATAGCCACTCCCAGGTACATCAAGAGGGTCAAGAAAACCCACAACCCCATTAGTGAACATAAAGCTAGTAACATAACTATTTCCATAAAAGGGAAATGTAAAGTCGAGAGGTACTTCAATC